CTCAAATTAAAAACCAGCGTTCTCTCCAGTATCCGCAGTGTTGAAAAAGACTTTAATGCTCGCACCCAACTAGATAATAAGACGGCATTATCTCTTGATTATCTAAAAGAAAAAGTTACAAACCTATTCTACGAAGTGGAAGCCTACAAGGCACGGCTAGAAAGAGAAATGGGGAGGGAAAACAAGAAGCTAAAGCTTGATATTGAGGGGTTGATGAGTGAAATTCGTGAACTTAGAAGTGAAAGAGGACTGCCAGACCGGGAAGAAGAGCACGAGCCAGACCTAGAAAAGCAAATCGCAACGTCAATATCAATCTTTGAGACTATCTTAGATTTAATTTGTGGAGATTCTGATGACTATAAGCTAATGTGCTACTCGGTTTTGTTCCCCAGTGTGTATGAACGCATCAATGAGTGCCGCCCTGAGTACCTGTTTGGTGTGCTCCCTGAAGCTACCATGGATGTCATAAACGACGGTAAAAAAGAACTTGAGTCAATCCGTAAAGATTGTGATACTTACTTGACTGACGAAACTGCATGGGAGTATTATATCGACAGGGTAAGCAATTGGTGGAAGAGGGACGCCCTTATTAGACTTTTCGAAGGCAAAGATAAATCATGGGAAATCGATGAGCCATTTTCATTCTTCGAAATGAGAAAGTGGCAGCAGCACCCGGAATGCCGCCCCCATGAATTTTCAAAAATTGATGATGTATTTGACATCTACAAGAGAAATAGAAAGGATGTTTACATAAGTTCAGGTCTTCAGGATTTTGAAGTAAGTTTTCAAAAACTAAACCAATCAATTAATTTCCAACTAGATGCCGACCTAGAGGATACGGAATCAACTTGGGTAAGGGGTAAAATTGAAGAAATTGAAAGAGAAGAAGAATGGTACCACTTACAGTAGTAATGGCAAAAGCCGTAGCTGACATTATTGGGGAGGAGTCAGTAAGTGAATACGGCAACATCATAGCCAAGCCTTACATGGGGTGGAGCAACATTTACTCCGGTTACTTCTTAGGCACATCAGGCAATGGCCCCAGTGATACTCTAGGCAGGCCCGTAACATTCAGCTATTACGTCCATAGTTGGCTAGGAAATCAACCACGATGGGCGCAGCCTTCAAAACGTATATTTGGCAATGGTTTTAGTGCAATCCTTTCCCCAGTCGCCGACAGCCTAGTGCCACCACCTTTGGACTCCGTGTCCTAATGGCTAAATAGTCAAATAGCCCACAGTCAAATCAACCTAACGCCGATGAAAACTACAGCCCTTGGCTACCCGGTCTTGTCCGACGACTTGCACCTAAAGATTTTTGGATCTGATTATAGACCCGAAATGAATAGCAAGCAAAAGGACCAGGCCGTTTCCCTTTTGAGGAAATTTGGGATTGAGACCCCCGTTGATTATCCCGAAAGCATCTATGATGGCCCAATCCCCCTGCCTAGCCTAAAGGCTAACAATATCCGCGACCACTTTGAAAAGATTGCAGAAAATCAAGTTGGACGCTACAAGGAATTGGGCAATAAATTTGCCAAATGTACCCTACCAAAGATCCCGTCAATCAACGATTTAGTATTTCAACCGGGATGGACACGGTATGAGCTTATCGGGGATGGCCCCAACAAGCAATGGCAAACTAGAAAAGTACCCTATCCCGAAGAAGAAGTATTTACATTCGACACGGAAACTTTCGTTAAAGGTGGGGCCTTCCCCATTATTGGAACTGCTCTAAGTGACAGAGCCGCCTATATTTGGTTAGCCGCCGAGCTGATTGACCTTGAGATTCCCCAAAATGATTGGGATCAATTTAAACTTATTCCAATTGGAACTGATAGGCTTGTTATTGGCCATAATATATCCTATGACCGTGTGAGGGCTCAAGAGGGTTATTCACTAGATTTTACCAAACCGGAAAATTTCTACTTTGACACCCTATCAGCCCACGTTGGCGTATCAGGATTAGCATCAGGTCAGAGGTGGCTTTATGCCCTGGCTGAAAAGGACTTTGATCTGCTTGATGATGATGAGAAGCGGAAACTTAAGTACTCCCCAGAATGGCTTGACAGGGGAAGCACAAACTCCCTAGTTAAAACATACAACTTTCATGTTCAACGGGCAAAAGAATTTTTCTTTGACGATGGCGATGTAAAGCCATTATCAGATTCCGACAAGGAAATTAGGAACATTTTTGTTACCGCTGATACGCTTTCCGAAATCAATAAGGTACTAGCTGAAACAGTCGATTATGCCATTAAGGACGCTTATTTTACTTCGGAGCTATTCCAGGCGCTATGGCCAAAATACCTCGATAGCACACCATCAATGGTGGGGCTTTGCGGGCATTACCATCTGAATGGGTCTGTGGTGCCGTTAGTGGACAACTGGTTTGAATGGGTGCAAGGGGCTGAGGGAGTCTATAACAGCCACAACCAGGAAATGACCGGTCTTTGTAAGACTTTGCTATGGGGTACTTTCAATTCATGGAAGGAAATAGTAGACAGCCACGAAACAAAGGAAATCGGGGTCAAAGAGGCAAGTAAATGGGTATCAAAAGACCCGTGGATTCGTCAATTAGATTGGGAAGTGAAGTCTATTAAGGGTGTCTACGCATGGATCCCCACTTGGATGAGGCCCTATAAGAAGGACCCTGATAAGGAGATTGGCGTTAAAAGCAAACTATCGCATTTCCTATTGAAACTAAAGTGGGAAGGCACCCCCATCGTATGGGAAGATGGACAAGGTTGGTGTTTTACTACGGGGGACGGCACCTTGGATAGAATCCCACACCCTAAGAAACCTGGGGAAAACGTAGGCGGCCTATTCTCAAAAGAGTTCGTTACTCACATGGAAGTTGGAAGACTAAGTAGTGACTTACCGGAGGCAAAAAGGGCGCTAGAAATTGCCAATGCTATTAGTTTTTGGACATCAGTTCGCAGCCGGGTTAAAAGCCGTATTGTCATGGGGGCCACCAACCCCTTAGGGAAACCTAACCTCGTTACCCTCCCAGAGATCGTCTGCCACGGAACCGTCACCCGGAGGGTCGTAGAGAGCCTTATGGCCACCATGTGCTCTACCAAGAGCTGGCGCATCGGGACCGAGCTTAAGACCCGTGTACAAGCCCCTGAGGGGTGGAAAATCATTAGCGCGGACTATGACGGCCAAGAGATGCAGATTGCGTCTATCTATAGTGATAAATGGGAAGGTGGGTTTATTGGGTGTTCGCCCATGGGGTACAATGTGCTTTCGGGTTCTAAAGAGAATGGCACTGATCCTCACACTGCGTTGGCCCGAGCCATCTTTCCCGAGCTGTATGAAGGTTTAATTTGGGATAAGACCCTGGGGATTTGCTATAAATATGAGCAAAAACCTGAAGACAGCGATGATTGCCGCCCCCGTGATGGCTATTGGGTGTCCCCAATTGACAAGGAAAAAGACACCATGCTTAAAATAGCTAGAGACCTGGCCAAGATTGTTGGATTTGCTACCTTGTATGGCGGGAGCGTCAGAGCCCTTAGTAACCCCATCAGGATGACTTTCCCTGATAAAGATGAGGATGCAGTCAAGACTTTTGCCCTTAAAGCTATTGCGTCTAAGAAGGGAGTCTTAAGGTTCGGTAAATACGAAGGTGGATCAGACTCAGGTGCTTTCAATATGATGGAAAGAATTTCCATGGGGCCGGGTACACCCCGGTTACCTTGCCTGGGTACAAAAATCTCAACGGCTATGATGCCATCTGCAGTCGGTAATGATTTTAAAACAGGTAGGACAAATTGGGCAATTCAAGCTTCAGGGTCTGAAATCCTGTCTATCACCCTAACTGCCGTGGCATGGCTAGCCGAAGAGTTTAAGATCCCCTACCGATTCATAATTAGTATCCATGATGAACTGCATTTTATGACACCGGAAAAATACGCAGAGCAGTTTGCCGTGTTATTCCAGATTGCCCACCTTTTCACTTGGGGACTATTCCACTACGCGATGGAAATACCCGAATTACCATTGAGCCGTGCGTTTTTCTCCTCGGTTGCCATTGATGATAGGCTCCGGAAGTCCCCAAAAGAGAATACGGTAACTCCATCTAATCAGTCCGGGGGTGATGAACCACCCGGGGTTGAATACTCAATGACTCAACTATTTGAATTGGGTGCTGTCAATAAGTTGACTTTCCGGTATGATTCAATTCAGAAAGGACTCATTTAGCTTTTAACTTACCTTTAACCAAAACTAATCACCAAAACACCATGTCAACACAACCAAAACTGAAAAAGAATCGCGCTGTTTCTGCCATCGTTATTGAGCATCCCGGCTCCCTAGGTACCTTCTATATGCCGCAACCTTTCGATAAAAAGGATAAATTTATCCCTTCTTCAGTCGATTGCGCATATAATGCTCTTTACTACACCGAAGATCAAGTTGTCCAAATGCTTAAAGCCCTTTGACTATTGGGCACTAAGCCCGTGGGAATTACTACATCTCAACCCAAACAGCAACATGCCATTTCCGCTACCCTTAGACCCACAGTTTCGCAAAGAAGTTATCCGTAGTTGGATCGATGATGTTGGCGATAGGGTCGATATGGGGGATTTAGATGGGGCTGAAAAAAGCTGGCAGACAGCTAACCATCTATATCTCAAACTTCCTGCTGGGGAAGGTGATGCAGAATTGGAAAGGCATCTGGTGGCAAGTAGGGTAAAACTCACTGAGTATCCCTCAATAAAAACCAAATGCGAACCGTATCCAACGAAACCACCACAGTAAAGGCTACACCAGTCACTGGGCTTGAGACTTATAGTGAAACTTTGTCTGACGGCCGAACCCTTACAATTAGGGAAATGACCGGCAGGGATTTAATTTACCTAGAAGAAGAACTTGGTGAATTCAAACAAGCCAAGCAAAGCTTTCTATTGGCCGAACGATTAACAATCGGTGAGGATAAAATTTCCTTTGACGAAATTGCTGATCTTCGTCTTTCAGACATCAAAAAAATCAGTGAGTTAGTCGGCAAGGCAATGGGGGAAGTTGTAGTTGACCCAAAATCTTAATTGAGGATCAAGACGACTTTTCGTATCTTGTAACTATAGACGGGTGGGGCCCATTTCACCTTAGGGAGATAACCCCCAAAGACTTCTATAGGGCACAAATCCTCAGAAATGATGAGAAGAGCTTCCTACCGCTACTTCTAAGGGTGATCTTAAATACCGAAGCTATCGATGAAACCCCGTCTAAAGTTTTCAAAGTACTAATTGACTGGGCAGTGACAACTATCTTCCAAGAAAATATCCTGTCGGTGGAAAATTGGCTTGAAGTAGCGTTTCACTTATGCAAACAACGGTGGGATTCATCCATCGATTGGTTGGAAACTCAACCTATGAGTAAAATTAGAGCCATGATTGAAGTCAATAAAAAATATGCCGAAGAACAAGAGAGCCTAATGAAAAAGAAATGAAAATTAAAGTCACCCTAAAGGAACCGGGTTCTATGCAACCCTTTAAATTAGGGTGGTGGGGTCCCGCCAAAGTGGAATGGGCCCCTGCCCTTCTAGATGATAACAAGGTTAATTGGCCGTCTCAAGTAGACCCCGAAGGGAGACCCTGGATTAAATTAAGCCCCAACACCATAAAGAAAAGAATTTCTAGTGGGTTTGGAGCTGGCCCAATCTTGAGGCAGACTGGCGAAATGCAAGACTCAGCTACTATTAAACCTTGGGGTAATAGATTCTTAGTCGATACGACTCCGTGGGGGGTGTTCAACCAATTTGGAACTAAAAAAATGCCCGCCCGCCCATGGATGGGAGTACCAGATAGCTCCCTTGACAAACTATCTGACATTGCCTGGAAACACATTCTTAAATAACCATGACAAGACAACGCGCTAAAGACCCCCTCGGTAAATTTGTTGGCGATAACCCAACTACCCCCAACGTAAATGAAGCCTGGGACGAAAATCCAGCTGCTGTAATTGCACCCAATCCAGAAACCCCTGAGCCCCCCGTAGCCATGGCACCAGAGCCCACAGAATCCCCTAATTTAGGGGCCGAATCGCCTAAATCGCTCGAATCACACGAACCCGCTGTAATCGACCTTAAAACAGCCGAGAGCACTGCCATTAAGGATAAACCCACTAAGGAGTCCATCGAGGCGTCCATCCAAGAGAAACTTTCCAACAGGTTAAACTCCCCGGAAGTAGACCCATTTGTACCTTCGAGTCAACTTAATAACGAAGTTAAGGAAGTTTCTAGGGATAATGGCTTCCCCCTAACTCGTGGTACTGAAGTTGGTGCTCGCCTGATGGCAAAAGCAAAAAGAGGAACCTGATAGATGGCAAACCTAGTTTTTCAATCTGGTTCAACCTGGAGAAGACTGGGTTTTGCCCTATACTCAAATTCCCTCTCATATAGGGAAGTTCTAGATAATAATCCCACATGGTCTGTAGTAAAAAATCCCCCTTTAGGGACAATTCTTAACCCGGGTAGTGTTTCGGGGCCAGCTATGTCTGTAGGATTGACACAACAATCCCCCGTACTGTCCTCCGTTACAAACTCTGTGGGAGACTTCTTCCCCTTCACTTCTCAAGAGTCTTACGCTGAGTCCCTATCAAGATACACCAGATTGTCTTTAAGAGATGTTGAAAGAAACAACGGTTGGTCAGCCGCTAGTGTTCATTCCGATACTGGCAACCAATAGGGTAAAACCTCTAATCTCTGGCTGGGGGGGCATTACTATTCAGGCCAGAAAGGATGTCGATTCAATGGTGGGTAAATATTAATTGTCCATAAACAATCCTTGGCCTACGGGCACCACCACCGGAGTTATCCCCGCCGGTACGAGGATTAGGTAAAGGGGGAATACTAAATATAAAATGGCAACTTTCTCTTTTGGCACCACCCCTGGGGCCCCTGGTACATTCATAAACGAAGTCGCTGGCAATATTACAGCCGCGCCAATCGCAACATTTAACACTGCTTACATGTTGGTAGAAACTGAGGATACTGTCCCAGTAAGTCGCTTTCCGTTTAATGCCCCTGTCGTCATCACTTCTCTGAATGACTATAGGGCCCTAGTAGGCGGAGTACCCACCGAAAAAATCCCCCTTCTTAGCTATAATTGTGTAAATGAACTTTTCCTAAATGCCCAACAAGTTGGGGACGTTCGTGTTGTCAGAGTAGGAACACCGACTCAGATTGCTGAAATTGAGTTTCTACCTTCTGGCACCAAAATCAATTCCACTGGATTACCTTCTCAGCTTGAAGCTGGTGACCAGGTATACATCCAAATGATCCTCAATGGCCAAAAGCTAGTGGCTGGAGATGGCTCCACTGGTTATACTGCCGACGGCGAGTGGCTTGGTGTCCCTGTTACTATTCCCGTTGGTTACATTGTTGGGGACGAAGTAAATAACCGTAAGATTTCATCTGCGATCGTCAACGCATTTGCTGCTGCAATTGAGTCTAATCCTAGCATTAGCAGCTCCGTCTATGTTAGGGAGTCGGGCCTAGTAAACACCCTTTGCCCTGAGACAAATTCAGAAAGCGGATTTGCAGTTCTAGCAGCTACAACTTTTGATGGGACCATTCAAGTAGTACCTGAACAATTCATTGTAGGCGCTGCTAAAATCTTAATGACCGATTGCTATGTGGTCGGAACTATTGATTGTGCCCAGACTAGCCTGGAAAGGGTCCCTCAAGACTATGTTCAGTGTATCAGAACCGCATTTGACGGGCAACAAGACCAGGGGTATCTGCTATCGCCCACTGCATATGCGCAGTTTGATGCTGCAGGTAGAACTGCCGTGGGAGCTGCTGCTGCTGCCCATTGCGAAGATGGTAACTTTAAGTGGTTGGCCCTCGCCGATAGCGGCCCTTATTTAGTCACAGACATTAATAAGTATAAAACTTATGCCCCCCACCAACCTGCCGAAGATTTGGTAATGGGTTTGAAGTATTTGGTGGACAATGCTATTTACGAATGGACTGGCAACGATGTCACCTATGCGCGTCTACCTTATCAATCTTTGATTTCGGGCTATGACCCTCAAGTAGCCGTAGAACAATCTACAGAATCAGTAACCGCTGGTGAAAAGGTTGGTCTTCTAGACCCTGCCGTCTTTACAGTAGAATCTGTAGTCGGTCAATCTGATGGTGGCGTATTTTACATTGATGGCGCAGTTTGGCCCGTCAAATATGACATTCAAGAAGTTACCATCAGTAATGCCGGTGCAGATTTTGCTGGGTTGTTCGGTGTAGGTGAAACTTCGGCGACTGTTTACATCGTGGCACCACCATATAATACAAATCTGTATGGCACCTACCCATCGGATGGTAACACCCAATACGTCTACATTACTGCCACAGCTTCAGAGGCTACTTCTGTACTGACTGCAGTCCTAGCTGCTGGCGGAACTGCTCTTATTGGGGCCGGTGTTGCTGCAGCGAACGGTGCTTATGTGGTTGGCACTCCCACTGGATCTACAGCTATTGTTACCTATGGGGTTTCTAGTTGGAATTGGCCCGTTGAAATCAGCGGACAACCCTCTAACCTCCTTCAGAACACCACAGGTGAGACTACATACGTCAACACCCTGCACCTACCTGCAACCTTACAGGCTTCCACTAGGGATTACAGGCTGAATTTTATTTCAAGAACCCTGTTAAACCCTTCTGCCAGTATTAGTTCCTACACATTCCCTGGTGGTTCTGTGGGATATGCGGCTTTTGAACTGAAAGGACACGGATTAGTCAATGGCCAAAAGGTTTTCTTTACTCAGACTGTTTTGGCAGGGGCTGCAACCTTACTAAAGGCAACGATCTCTAACTCTATTAATCCCTACTACGTCAAAGTTCGGGATAATGACACTATCCTACTAGCTACCAGCTATACGGGGTACCTGTCTGGTTCTTATGTTACTTATCCATCTGCATCGATTTCCACAGCACCGACTATCTTATACTCGGGTGTATTGGGTGGTAATCTGACATCGGTTAACCTGGCTGAATTAACCACTATTCCACTCATTAGAGCCAGGAAATATGGTCTAAACAGCGGTATTGTCGCAAGCCAGGCCGCTAGAGCATCTGTAGCACCGGTACCAAATATAGACAACCCCACCGTATCCATCTACCTGAACAGAAGTTCTAAAGTTCTTGGTAAAGAGTTAATTTTCCCGTATGGTGAAACCACCTCTGCCGGTTGGCTGCCTTCTTTGGACCTGGTTGACCCGGGTGATATTCAGACTACAACTCAAAACTATATTTGCGCCCCGACTACAACTCAAAATTTCACATCGCAGGCATACTTAGTTCCAACTATTGATGCCATTAATGGTGGCTCCTACAATCCAACCGGAACGGCTACCAGGGGGCCTATCGCTACTCTTGGCACCATTACCGGGGGTACAGGGTACACCAATGGCATCTACACAAATGTCCCCCTCACAGGTGGCAGTGGTAGTGAGGCTACGGCTGATATCACTGTCGCTGGTGGGATTGTTACCGTTGTGACTCTGAAGGCCACTGGTTTTGGGCACACAGCCGGAAGTTTGCTTTCTGCCTCTACTGCTGTAATCGGTTCCGGAACCCTGTTCACAGTTACTGTTGGCACCATCACCGCAGGCCCAGGTATCCTATCAGGTGCTAAACCCTACACTCTCGCCGTTGGTCTGCTAAATGGTTCTGGTAAGGAGGACATCCAAGGTAGAATTACTAACCTCTCAGGTGTTTACTTCGACGTGATTACTGCCGCTGGTTTGGCTCCTGATGGGACAACCCCAGTAGTTGTTGGTGATCGTATTGCTGTGGCCTTCAACGGCTCTAATTATGAGTGGGTGGTTATCCCTGCCGATTCCCTTGGTGGTGATTTGACCTCCGTTGGCCATGTGTGTCATGGCTCACAAGTCGAACTTGTATTAACCGAAGAGCAAACACCATTAACCAATTTGTGGAACTTTGATGCCATTACATCCACTGAGATTATCGATGATGCTTTACGTGGGGTAGGTAATGCTGGTGTCCCAGAAGCCGTATTCGTAGAGGCCGGTGTCGATAATGTAGCACGCTTGCTAGAGGATAGCCAACGCTACTTTAACGCTTTTGGATTTATTGCCTATTATGGTCCACACATCCTTAATTCAGCGGGTCAGTACATTCCCCTCTCCCCGTATGTGGCCGGTGTTGCACTAAGACGTTATCGCTCAGAAGGGTTCCAATTCCCCCCAGCTGGCACTAAGTATCAACTTGTCGATGCCGTTAGTGTTCAACTTTCTGTCAACTCTGCTCAACAGAACCTGTTGAATCCCGGAGGTTGCAACGTTGCTAGGACTTTACCTGGTTATGCTTCTTCTGCGATTTTCATCTGGGGGGGAAGAACTAGGATCAACCCTGCTATCCCCGAACAACGTAAGTTACAATTTGTCAACACCCGCGTCATCCAAAACGTTGTTTATGGTTCGCTCCGTAGGGTATTTGATAATCAAATCTTCTCAGTAATTGATGGCTTTGGAGTTATCTTCAACCAGATTGTCACCATTGGCAACAGCGTCATGGGTCAACTTTACAACGAAGGTGCTCTTTATGGTGCTAAGCCTTCGGATGCTTTCCAAGTCATCTGCGACGAAAGGATCAACAGGGTCGAAGATCTGGAAAACGGAATCGTCAATGTCCAAGTCTATGATGTCCCTGTCCCAACAATGGAAAGAATCGATGTTGGATTGATTAGAGTTTCCATTGGTCAAATGAGCAATGAACTTCAATCAAGGGGCTTAGGTTAATCTACAAGAGGGTCAATGAGCAAGGAATTAAAGCTACAGATTCCTGACTCTCTTTTTTCTAAGCTAGAACAAGAAGCTAAGGGGCAGGGTGTTTCATTAGAAGCATTCTGCCTCTATATGCTAGATAGCGACAATCAAAGAGTGTCAGAACAACTGACAGATCCATCACTATATGGGTCTTTACCGAATGGTCAAATTAGGTTAGAAATGAAGAAAGTCATGGGAAGTGACTTATCTACAGAGGAGGTAAAAAGGAGGGTAAGACAATTAGAGCTTCAAATTCTAAGGTGTTATAGATGAGTGTGCCGCAACCGACATATCCCACTGTAAGGGGCATAGCTTACCCTTTAAGAATTGAGAATGGAAATTTAGCTACAAGTACTGATTTTGAATTGAAATCCCAAGAGATCAGAAGTGTAGTAGAGACGAGATTTTTCGAAAGGGTGATGAGAGCTGATTACGGGGTTGGTGATCATACTCTTGATGTAATGGACCCTGGACAAATTAATTCAGAATTTCAAACTTCAATATCAGCACAGGTTTCAGGTTTAACTTCCCTCTCTGTTAATGGGGATTGGGTAACCAGGGGGGACGACGGTGTTTATTTAGTGGCCATTACTTACGCCGTCAACAACATACCTCAACCCCCTGTTCAATTCTCCCTTGGAAACTGAGTTTCCACGGGGTAAAACCTCTACAGCGTAACATTTAGTAGCTTGGTCAAACATCATATCAACAAGGGGGAAGGCAATGGCCAAAAGATTTAAGACATCGCCTGTCCCAACCGGTGAAATAAGCTCGTACATCAGTAACCCGTATGCGCTTAGTTCCATTTACATGTTTGGTTCTAGCTCTCCTTTTACGGGGACTGGTTCCAGCATTGTTCGCCCTAATGACGACCTACTAATCCAAAAGGGAGGTAATCGCGCATTATCAACTTACCAAAGGTTGCTATTGGATGAACAAGTCCAGGGTTCTTACTCTAAGTTGCTCCAGGAAGTTACATCTAGACCATGGTATGTTCAGGAATACAGCGATAAACCTGGGGATTTAGCCGTCAGGGACTTTGTAGCAGAAGTTTTAGAGGAGTTGCCAATAGACGATATTTTCAAGGGCTTAGCCGAAGCCTTAATTGTTGGTTTCAGTGTTGCGGAAGTAATGTGGAAAAAAACCAAGCGGGGTGTCATCCCATTTGATATTCGAGTTAGAGACCAGCGCCGATTTGTCTTCCAAGAAGCTGAGGATTCTCAAACAGGTTTTACAATGCGTTGCTTGACATTCAATAGGATGTTTGAAGGTATCGAGCTACCTGCGCGTAAATTCATCATCAATAGGTACTGGACTCAGCATAATGGGGATCCCTATGGTTCTTCGATTGGTCGTATTTTATACCCCTTGGTGAAGTTTAGGAGGAGGGCATTAGAGTCTTATGTTCTCTATGGTGATAGATATGCAACCCCGACTACCGTAGCAACTGCCCCCCTAAGTGCATCAACAGCCGAAATCGATAATATTTATGGGATGATCTCTAATTTGTCCCAAGAGACCGCGATGGTTTTACCTGAAGGGTTCGTATTGGATTTTATTAACCC